TTTAATCAAAATCTATTTCTATATCAAAATTAAAATATTGGAAAGTGGCAGTAAATGTCTTAAAGTCAGGAGTAACTGAACTATACGACATTTTCATGTCACTTTGTCCTTTTAATATTGGTCTATTAAAAATAACAGACGTAACTAAATACCCTTCATTATTTAAAAAACTTAATCGGAATGGTTCTAATGTTTGATTTGGATTTTTAAAATCAAGATAGTTTAATGCATTTTCTAAGAATATCCAATAATTCATGAAAGCATCTGCTACTTTAAATGTTATGGTAAACTCCCTTTTAAAAAGATCTGCAATAGGTTCAGCATTTTTATATTCTTGTCTTTTACCCAATTGACGAGTTTGTTGAGCAAGATCCATATTCCAACCAGGCATATCAATTTGTTGTATAGTTGAGGACATGAAGTCATCAATAGTATCAAATGGTAATATGAGACTTTTATAATATTTTTTATATTTCTCCTTTACCTCTTCATTAAAAAAATTAGGTGGAAAGAATAGGACAAAACTATTATTTCTTGCATTTAAAATCATTATTTATTTCCTTTGTTTTTACTCATTTCTATTGCAGCTAATTGTTTACGAGCAGCTTTTCTAGTAGGATGAACTCCTAAAGTCTGTTTTCCATCTTTAGATGTAACAATCCACTGATCGCCTATATGTTTTATGTTCTCATTAACTTCATTAGGTTTGTTCTCATCTATTTTACCGTCTTCGTGAACACCTGGACTGTATACCGTATATATCTTAAGATCTTCGGAATCAGATTCATTAATTACATTGTGCTCGACTCCAGCTGGAATAATAATACAATCACCATCTTTCATAGGATATTCTTTTCCACCTATTATTGCTTTGCCATCACCTTTATCAACTCTAATAAATTGTGCAGTGTCTTCATGTACTTCAGAACCGATGTCCTCTCCTGGCTTTAAACTCATAACTACCAATTGATTATTAGCAGTAGTATATAATACTTTTCTAAAGTTAGTATTATTTACTGTTTCTTCTTCAATGTTTACACCAAATCCTGTTTCTTGATCTGGAGATGGTTTAGCTACATCTGCTCCTTCGCTTTCACAAATATACTGATTAAATGTTTTTAATCTTTCTTCCATTATTCTAATTCTTTATTTTTATCTATAAATTTATCGTCGAGCACGCTATCACTTCCAGCAAATTTCTTAGAAATATTAAACTGACTGATGTGATTTCCTTTATACATTGTAGAACTATCATCAAACGATGGAAAATAGGTCTCCATTGATACTTGAAAAGATGAAGTAATATAAGTATTTTCGTTGTACACGAATTCGTATTTTTTATCATTTGCTACAGCTTCTGGAAACTGTACTTGAGCTGGTATTCTTACTCCTCTATATTGAAAAAATAAGACTCTATTTTTGTAATAAAAATCAAATATCTTCTCAGTTATCTTCAACATTTTATTTAAATTATCACATTTGATCTTTATGTCAAATTTTAAATCTAAAGGAAGAGAAAAGAGTCTAGCAGAGTATGCTTTTAATACCTTCTGATCATTATCACCTCTCTCTTCTTGAGTAAACGTTCCTCTCACAAACTTATTAGTTATATCAGAACTTCTTATTTGAAAAGAGTTCAAGGTTACAGATCCTCTTGGAACAACATCATAATTTCCTTCTGCTAATGTAGGATAAGAACAACCATCTGGAAGATCTATGAAAAAATCTTGCATTAATTGCTTGTCTCCACCAAAATTATAAAAGAATGGAATAGAATGCTTTTCTATTTGTCCTTCTCTAACTAAATAGATATATACTTCTCTATTTAGAGCATCGATTAATGCAAGAGATGCATTTCTTAAGAATATATCTTGTACATTTGTGTTGCTTATATTTTCGTTATTAATTATTTGCATATATTATTATTTATTATCTATTAAGAGCGATATATGGAAGATTGAGTTGTGGCTTACAGTTGTCAATTATTATCAATTTTGACTCATCTCTCAAGTATTGTTGGCTCAATATAAAGCTGTGTTCTTCTTCTTTTATCATAGTATTGAATAATCTGATGTTGGCAATCGACATATCAGAAGAAGGAATATAATATTTTTGATTTTCTAATTCAAATTCTACGACTTCCATTGTTGCTTGATTATTCAATACACTAATAAGATCAGTGTGATTACTTAAGTCAGCTGGATCTTCTGCCATTGAATAAATATAGAATGCTCTCTGTTTAAATTCATTAGATAGAACTATAACTAGTGCATACCATGTTCCATATTTAAGATTAGGAACAGTTTGACTAATTGTAGTATTATTCAATTGCATAGATACAGTAAAATCACCTTCTTCAGTCCCGCCAAAATATTTAATAAACTGTCCAGATATCTTTATTCCTTTTTCAGTTTCATTGTCATATCCAGATAAGAACTGAACCACATCACTTCCTTCATTTAATCTAAACATGCAAGTAAATGAGAGATTCTTAATATCGTCTAAATTAAATGCTGGACTTGATTTATACACAACAGAAGCTTCTCTAATCTTAAATTTAACAGTGCTTCCATCACTCATAATATTTCTCTGTTTTTTGAAAGAGAGATCAGAATAGGCTTCTATTCTTATGTATCTTCCGCTATCTGATACACCATCATGATCAGGAATAGGGTCAATTGGACCTCTAACTCTTATGAATTTAGCAGAAACCCCTTCTACATTCTTATCTGTTGTTATGAGAGCATTATTTCTCCAAGTCTTATATGGACCACTCTTTTGATACGCTAATACTACATCGTACGATCTATGATCTCCTTCATTTATGCTAGGAAGATTTTGTAAGCTAACTGTTTCTCCTTCTATAGGAGAAGGATCATATATGTCATATGAAACAGTAGTAGAAGATATCGCTCCCAAATTATAATAATTTTGAATCAATTCATTATAGTTAAACTTGAAATCTAGAGGTCTTATTGTTAGATCAGGGTGTATAGCATCTCTAGAAGAATCAAATACTCTGCTTATAGTCTTATATTGTTCTGGCATTGTTCCGTCCTTCGTAGTTGCATCAACCTCTTCTTTAAATAGTTCTTCTGCAGATTGTATTACATTGTCAAGGAACGTCCTAGAATCATCTTTAAGCAACATGTCTATATTTGGATTGTACTTCTGTAGACTTACTTTCCAATAAGTAGGTTCCATCATGAACGCTCTGTGCAAATATGCACCAGTTACCTCATACATTCTATTAATAAGAGGAAAATACAAGAAATCTCTCTGTCTCGGATGAGTATTCTTTCCAAATATACTTTGGAAGTAATTATGATCTACGTGTATTTCAAACGGTAATTCAAAATCTAGACCAAATTCTGTGAACTTAGGTTGATTAGAAGGAAATGCATTCTTAGGAACGAGAACCTTTAAGCATTTTCTATCAACATTCTTGAATAGAGTCCACTCTTTAAATATAAAATCTCCACTGTCTGATTCTGGAACTGTTCTAAAATAGACTACTCCATGTCCAAACATTTTATTAGTATAAAACGACAATTCTTTGTACATTCCAATGGCACTGTCTACTTCATAAGGTTTAAACTGAGGATCGGTTGTATATATTATAGTTGAACTCTGTTCATCTGATGTAAATACAACAGGAGAAAAGGTATTCAATTTAATATCTGCATTAGTAAATCTTAATTTAATTTCGTTTATTTCTATTATTGAATTTAATTCATTTGTAGTTCCATCATCATACATATATTTCAATTCAAAAAAGAAATCTGAATTCTCTTCAAATATAATATCAGAGGCTTCACCTAGATTTCCTGGTTCAACCTCATACCATAATGACCAGTCTGATTTATTTCTAGAATATCTAAAAAATCTTTTTAAATTAGTTAAATTAATAGATTCTGGAGAACTTATTATAATATCGTCAAGTATCTCAGAAAAACTTGTTATGCTTCTAATTGGATCCTGAGTAGAAAATATTCTAAAATTTTTACTATAAGTTAAAGAATTTTTTTCGGGATCTATTAATAATTTAAGAGTAAGTTTTGACATTATGTGTATAAATGTTACTTTTTATTATTTATTCTATAAACTTAAGTGTTTTATGTCAGTAGAAGATATTACTAAATGAGTAATAAAGAATACATATTGGATCCTTTATGGATAACAAAAGGAAGTAGCGGTCTAGATTACGAATATCTTAACTACATTTTGCTTTCAGCTAATAAAAAGTGGAGAAATCGCTTAGAAGAAGGAGATACTACATCTTTCTTCGAGATCCTATTTCACATGTTAAATCTCAATAATCTAGCAGTACAAGGGAGTATGTTTGACTTTGACATGAATATAATATGGGACAATGATACAATAAAAGATATAAGAAACAGATTGAGACGTGTCCTCGATAAACCTGATGA